TAAGCGAAATCTCGCAAAGCCGCTGGGCGAGCATACTCTGGATGGTATTGATCATATCATTCGTTCCCTGAGTAGGGGCGCTCCAGACCGCGCCGGAAACGGCTTTGTGGAGTTCCACCAGAATCATTGCTTCGTCGGAAGGGTAGTCAATGTATGTGGCCATGAGTGAAACCTTTCAATTAGAGGAGAAGTCCCAGGATACCAGAAGCTTAACAATCGACACGATTTCACTCAATTGAAGTCCATAGGAGCAAAACCACTCATGAGTAAACCAGAGCTGGAACACGGTGATTACGTAAGATACGAGCGCGGTACGGCCCCTTTGCCATATCGAGCCCCAAGAGACAGGGCGGACCACCCAACGCGCAAACGAAAGCAGACGCCCACGGAACGGTCGCCGCAGCGATTTCCCGAGCGAAATCTATCGCCTATCGAAATCAAGCTTGCGGACGAGGAGAAGAAAGCCGAGCCCGAGCGAAACAAGGTTCGCAAGGAGATGCCGTTCACACTCGCTTTCCGGCCTATCGAGGGCGAGGACTTCAATTTCATTCTAAACGCCTGGATGATGAGCTATCGCGATTCCAAGCGCGACCATAACAATCAGAGCTATTTCCAGGGCCAGCAAAACCTAATCGCTGAAATCAGTAAGCGGCGCAATCTTATCGTAGGATGCGATGCAGAGACGCCAAATTGGATCGCCGGGTTTATATGCGGAATCATGCTTCAGGATGGCCGTTTGCTTCTAGATTATATTTACGTCAAACACGCCTACAGAGAGCGCGGAATCGCTCGCGGACTTCTTTCGGCTATGGGCTGGACCCAGGACACTGAAATCATCGCAACGCACTGGACGCGCCAAATCGACAAAGTGGGCCGCAGATATAACGCCGGCCACAACTCCTACTTTAATCAGATCGGATTCTCAGATGTCTGAATTTCTCGCAGAGCACCCAAAGAACCTGGAATGGGAATGGATCGAGTTCAAAGAGCGCGTCTTCGTGGAAGGCATAGGTTATGTGGAATCAGTCGCTCTTGCTGATGGGCTTCCCGAGATGGTCGGTAGGCCGCGCTGCCGAGCCTTTTGGATGAAAGACGATTATTGGGGTTTTCTGTTCAAGAACGGCAGCGCCTGCATGGTACACGCCAATAGCGTGCGGTATGTAAAATTGCGACAAGGCGCCCTCCCCAACATGAAAGGAGAGGATAAGGGAGTAACTGAGCCCTTGAAGGCCAGTGAGCATCTGGGAGAGGAAATGGTCCATACCAGTGATTCTACCCCCAAGCGAAGAGGCCGGCCACCGAAAGCGCGGACTGAATGAAACGAATCACCCAGGTTACAGATCCCGTAACAGCCAAAGCAGTCCTGCAAGAGCTCGCTAGGCGTAAAAAGCGTTCGGGCCGTGTTCTATTCGATAGAACAGAGAAACAAGTCCTCCTGCACGAGCAGGACCAGATTCTCGAGAAGTGCCACAAAAAGCAGCAGGACCTGCTTCTTAATCCCTCGCGATTCAAAGCACTCCTAAGCCCTCGCCGCGTAGGGAAAACGACCTATAACCTTTTCGAAGTGCTTCTACACGATAAGCGATTCCCCGGTAGTATGATCGCGTATATCGTCCCCGATTCGAAAGCGCACGCAAAGGATCTATTCTGGCTTCCAATGAAGGAGCTAAACGAAAAACTGCATCTCGGCCTAACTTTCAAGGAGGTAGAGAAACGAGTCATATTCCCGTCCGGGACAAACGTTCTAATCCTAGGCGCCCATGACGAGACAAGCCCCCAGCGCCTTCGCGGAAACGCCTACTCGCTCGTCTTACTCGATGAGTGTAAGGATTTCGGCCCTCACTTCGAAGAGCTAGTTATCGAAGCGGTACTCCCAGGTTTGGGCGATTATGGCGGAACGCTCGTTTTATCTGGAACGCCCGGCAATGTATTCGATGGGCTCTTTTACAAGATCACGACCGAAGAGCCCCAAGGCTGGATGGTCGCCAAGTGGATTAAGTCCGACAATACTTTCCTGCGAGAAGAGGAGCGCGACCTACAGAAGGTATGGGAAACATCCTATAAGCCATTCGGCCTGAGTATGGACAGCCCCAAGTTCCTTCGCGAGCAAAAGGCCATGTGGGTGGCCGAGGAATCGGAACGCGCCTACCAATACCATCCCGAGCGAAACTACTTCGATTCCATCCTGGACCCCTCAAAGGAGTGGGATTTCATTTGTGGGATCGATATCGGCAAACGGGATAAAATGGTCATCCAGCCCGCCGCTTTTTCTCCCCAGGATCCGAATCTCTATTATCTGGATACGTTCGCGGAAAGGGGGATGCAGATCGAAGGCATGTATCGCAAGTGGAAGCAGTTAGACGAGCAATATGGCTTCGTCGGCACCACAGTCGACACGGGCGGCCTAGGCGTGATGATTGTGGATGATATCAATCTCCGGTACGGCACCAACTGGGAAGCGGCTAAAAAGGGCTCGAACTATAAAATGGGCGCCGTCGAGCAAATGAATAACGATTTGCTTCTTGGCCGCATAAAAGCCCATCCCGAATCCCTAGTAGCCAAAGCATGGGCGAAATCGATCAAGGACTTGAAAACCGGCCTGCCCACTCACTCCGATGAGTGCGACGCCGCCCTGTATGTCCATCGCTATTCCTACCACTGGCAAGGAAACGCTCCAGCGGCCCCTATTCCTTACCATTCCCTCGAATGGTGGCAAAAGCAGGAGGAGGAAGCGGTTACGGCCGCAATCAAACAAAGGGAACGTAATGGCAACGGTGGGGCGATCAGCGACTTTGAGTGAGGGTGAGCGTTTCAAGCTAATCAAGTGGGCCCGCAAAAACGGAGCCCAAAGAATCTCGATTGACGGCGTCGAGATCACATTTACGTCTCAGGAGCCCGAGAGGCCGTTTTTCTCGGAGAAACCCTGGAAGCCGCTATCCGAACCTAGCGATAGCAGCGTGGCCGAACCCCTCGATGCGGCTCGCCGCAGAGGCATCGGAGCCATGCTAGGGTTAAAGCAAGACCCGGCTCCCCAGGAGCCCCTGGCGAGCGAATCTACTCAAAAGGCCCCGCCTGCGCTAAGATCCAGACTTGATGACCCAGACCTTTTTGCCCAGATGACAGACGAATGGGCGAATCAAACGCGGCTACCCCGCCAGTGAGAGCATAAATGGACGACTACCGCGATTCTCGCCCTTGGTACCTGATTGAAGACGAGGAGGACGCTGCCTGCGCTATGGAGGCAACCGTCAAAACGGTCGAGGCGGCCCAAAATGGCCGGGTTTTCGAACTTTTGAAGGATGGCAGCCTTTATCTAAATCAGGACATGACCAGTCTTGGATATGTCTCTGGCGACGCTTACGCCCCTTCGATGCCGCCGCAGATCCTAAACGTGACGCAAGCCATTTGCGACACAACGGTGTCAAAGCACTGCGAGGCGGAAACAAAGGTCAGTTTCCAAGTAGAGGACGGGGATTTCGAGGCCCACCAGTGCGCCGAAGATATGGACAAGTTTTGCTGGGGAGAGATGACCCGGCTCAACCTGTACTACAAAGCCGAAATGGCGTTCCGGGACTGCCTTTGGGCCGGCGATGGGTGGCTGAAGTGGTATGAGAAAAACGGCAAGGCGGCAGTCGAGCGAGTGTTTCCACTAGAAATCCTAATCGACGACGCCGCTTGCATGGGCACCGATCCCCAGGAGATGTATCAGGTTCGGTACGTTTCACGGAATTGGGCACTGGCCGCCTATCCAGATTTCGCCCTACAGATCCAACAGCTAAAGACTGAGATCCCGCCGTATGCCTGGCCTGGCGCGGATAATGATGTAGTGCGCCTTGTGGAAGGTTGGCATTTGGCCAGTGACGAGGGCGAGGAGGATGGCCGCCATATTCTCGCTTGCGGACACGTTTCGCTGATCGACGAGCCATATCTGTATACAAGCTTCCCGTTCAGTCGAATCAGTTGGAGCCCCGCCCTTATCGGCGCGTACTCCCTTTCACTCGTTCGGCAGCTTAGGCCCCTGCAATTGGAATTGGGCAAGATGATGAAGCGGATTCAACATTCGCTGCATTTGATGTCCGTTCCCCGAATCTGGCAAAACGCCACCACAAAGCTGTCCCCCGAGTATAACAACGCAATCGGCAACGTTTATAAGTATCAGGGCCCCAAGCCTGAAATAGACACCGCGCCGTCCGTTAACCCGGAACTTTACGCACAAGCTGATCGCATCAGAGAAAGAATGTATGAGATCGCGCGGACGAATCCTATGCAATCGGGGAATATGCCCTCGCGATTTGATTCCCGTCCTGCGCTACGTGAGGCGCAGGAAATCGCGGATCAACCGCACGCATGGGTTGGCCAGAACTGGCAGAGGCTATTTGTCGATTGTGGTCGCCAACTGGTGCGTGTGGCGCGTCAAATCGTAGAAGACAACGGAAGCTATGAAGCGTTCGGAAAGGCTCGCGGATTCCTCGAAAAGATCGATTGGAGCGAGTGCAACCTGGACGACAATCGTTTCACTATTACGCCCACGCCAACGAGCCTTTTGCCCACAACCCCAACGGGCAAGCGTTTAGTGGTCCAGGATCTGATGCAGAACGGCTTGATCCAAGATCCCAATGACGCGTGGGAATTGCTCGCAGGCATGCCGGATGTTGATTCCTTCAAATCCGAGAAGACGGCACAGAAACGGCTCGTCGACAAACAGCTTTACCTCATGATCAAAAAACGGCAGCAAATGACGCCGGACGAGTGCCAAGATCCTGTTTACTGCAAACGAAGGGCCCAGGCTCAGTTACAGCTGCTACTTACCAAAGATGGCGTGCCGGATGACGTTTTCGACTGTTTGGACAATTACATCAGCGATTGCGACAACCTATACTTGCAGGCGAATCCGCCACCACCGCCGCCAGATCCGGCAATGATGGCCCCGCCTGCCGGAGCTATGCCAAATGGCGGAAATCCAGGAATCCAGCAGCCCATCCTCCCCCCAGCAGCAGGTGACCCCCCAGCAGCAGCAGGACTCACTCCCCCAGGACAACTCCCCATCGCTCCCGGAATCCCCGGAATCGCCCAATAGCGACTATGTCGATGAGGTAGCGGAAGCAATCGCTGCCGTTGCACAGCACCAGGGAGAGGGAGAATCGGCAGAATCTGAAGAAGCGGGCGATGTGAAGGGGATTTCGGAGACGCGGGAACCGGAGAACCGCGAGACTGAAAACACACCGCCCGCTTCCAAGGAGCCAGATAGAGTAAAGCCGAGTGCTTTGGCAAGCTTCCACAGGCAACAGAAGGAATTTCAGGCAAAGGTCCAGGCTTTCAATGCCGAGAAGGCCGAAGTCGAGAAGTTCAAAGCAGTGCTGGAAAACGCAAAAGAGGACCGTTTGGCAGCGCTCGAGCTAATGGGCTACTCGGACGTGAAAACGTTCCTGGAGTCGATTGTCGAGGATGGCGGCCGAATGACTCCCGAGCGCCGGGAACTTAACAAACTAAAGAAATGGCGCGAAGAGCAGGAAACCCAGAGCAGGAAGCAGCAAGAGCAATATCAGGCTCAGCAGCAGCAGCAGGCAATACAAGGCAAACTTGACGCCCTGCGCGGCCAAGTCCAGAATACTATCAAGTCTGAGGCGTACACGGGCCGTTTGATTAACCTTTCAGGTTCAGACGAGCAAGTGATGCTTGAGATGGACAAGATGGCTTTGGAGACCGGGGAGATGCCCCGGATCGAAGATGCCATCGAACGGGTTGAAGGCAAATTCCAGACGTTTTTGGAACAAATGGCCGAAAATCAGAAGATTCGGGCGTTTTTCCAGGAAAAGCTCAAACCCACTAAGTTAAGCTCAATGGCGCCCTCCCAGAGTAAGTCGCGGGGTACAAGCAAGACCATCGGATCGGACGTTCGATCCCCAGGTCTTCGGTCGGCGGCCGACAACGGCCCATCCGACGACGGCGAGAAGGAAATGCAGGAAGCCCTCGCATTTCTGAAAAACGCCGCTCTTTAACCCTTTTGTTACTTTGGAGAGATTATGCCCGCACCTTCGTTTAATGGCGCCGGTGGTTTTGATACCGCCTTTTTCGCTGCATACAAGCACATTTACAACCAGAACCGCGTTCAGCGGCTCGCGTACAAAAATCGCCCGTTTCTCGAGGCGCTGAAGAAAAAAGACATTTTCGAGGGTGATACCTACAATCACTCGATTTTCTTCGAGGACCCCCAGGGTGGCTCGCAGACGTTCGCGACCGCAATCGCTCAAAAGGCGTCTAGCTCGCAGGGCGCTCGTTTGGTGATCAGTCGTGGCCGCGAGTATCAGGCCATCACCATGGATAACGAAGCTATCCAGGCTTCGCGTTCCGATACCGGCTCGCTGCTTCGCAAGAAGACGAGCGAAACCGATCGGATCATCCAGGAGATGAGCCGCCGCATTGATATCGCCCTTCACGGCGATGGCAGCGGCATCTTGGCCAGCTTCACGACTGGCGCCAGCTTGGCGACCGCTACCGTGACTTTGGATCAGCCCGCGTTGGGCGTTCGTTTCTCGGTTGGCATGTTCGTCCAGTTCGCCACCAATGCCCCCAGCGATGGCTCGGCTCCTACGCTGACCGCTGGTAATCAGGTGCTTCAGGTTATCGCCCGTAATGTTACCGCTAAGGTCACGACACTGACCCTTTCGGCTAACCTTTCGACAATTACTGGCCTGACCACCACCACCAAGTTCTACATGGTGCGGAATGGCTGCGGCATCGGTTTCGGCATGGCTAACCCCTATGGTGGCGTTTCCGGTCTGAAAGCCTGGCTACCCCTGAACGGCCCAACCCCCGGCGAAAGCTTCTGGGGCTATGACCGTTCGGTGGACGCGCAGCGTTTGGCCGGTTCGCGCTACGTTGCGACGGGCGGCGAGAAATACGAAGTGACCATGCAAAATGCCAGCGCAGAGCTGGAATTGCAGTGCGCCACTCCTTCGGTCGTTTTGCTCAACCCCGTGGATATGAACAAGTATTCGCAGGAATTGGGCACCAAAGTCCGGTACATGCAGAATGATCCCGCGATCACGGGCTTGAACACCCAGGGCGCTTTGATCATTCGTGGCCAGTCCGGCGACATGAAGGCCATTTCCGACCCGCAGGTTGATCCGGGCACGTTCTACATGCTGGACATGGAATCCTGGTGGCTCGCTACTCTTAACGGCGTTCCCCACTTGGATACCGCCGATGGTCTTGCGGCTCGTCGCGAGGCTACTAGCGATGGTCAAGAGATTCGGTGGCGCGCATGGTACCAGCTGATTTGCGACGCTCCGGGCCGCAACATGGTCGGTACCTTCGGTTACTAAGTAAAAACTGAGAAAGGGGCTAACATAGGACGTAAGTCGGCATTTGATGCTTCCCCTGCTCTGGGCGCCAAATGCTAACCCCTCTTCTCACCTTTGGAGAATCCCATGATCCTGCCAGGTATCGAGACCCCCAACCTAGAGCCCCCAGAAGAGCATTTCGAGCCCGATGAGGAGTTCGACGAGGGCGAGATGGATTTCGACTACGATGCGGACGATGAGCCATCTCTGGACGAACTGGAAGACGAGGACACGATATGAAGGGTTTGATGGAATTGCTCTCAAAAGGCGATTCGGAGACGAAGGCCGAGCCTTCCGATACGGATTTGGATCTAGCGCCCGGCGAGGCCGAGCCAGTCGATAGCGAGTCGTTCGACGCTTCTGCATCCGCTGCTATGGACGCTATCAATTCTGGCGATTCCGCCGCTTTTGCTGAGGCCCTCAAAGCCTGCATTGAAATGAGTCGCTAATGGCTACCTTGCTCGATTTGCGAACGCGTTTCTATAACCGCTTCGATTCCGGGCAAGCGGGTTATGTTGGTACCGACGAGGCGAATTCTCTCATTAATGAGGGCGCGCGCCATTTGCACAACTGGGTTGTTTCCGAGGCCGAATACTACATTTGGAAGGAAACGACTCTGCCCCTCATTACCGACCAAAGCGACTACGCCCTACCAGCGGATTTCCAAAAGCTTCTAAAGCTATTCGCTCCCCAGGTTGCCAGTGCAATCGGTCCGACGCCTAGATGGCGCCCAATGGAGCGCCTTATGCCCGAGGAGTATCGCGGGCAGAATTATGGCGTCGATATCGGTCAGGTGCCCCATAGGGCCCGCGCCTACATGATGATGGGCCAAACCCTCAGAGTGTTTCCGGTGCCCAAAACGAATCCTGGCAACCTCCTTATGTGGTACGTGCCGCAGTATGTGGATCTTGTCGCGGATACGGACGTATCGGAACTCTCCAACGATCCGGGCTGGGATGAGTTTATCGTCAATCAGGCGGTGATTGCGGCCCGAATCAAAGAAGAGAGTGATATCACTCCTCTCCAGGCCCGGCAGACTCAAATCATGCAGATGATCCAGCAGTCCATGATTAACCGGGATATGGGAAAACACAGCCATATTGTCGACGTCGAGGCTTTGCCTTGCAGTGACATCTGGTAATGGATTCCCAAGTCAAACGGATCGGTACGAAGGATTATGAGCTTTCCGCCGTTCAGGACAACCTAGCTAGCGCTTTGCAGCAGGTTCTCGATCATCTCAATCAAAACACTGGCGGGACCGTTCCCTCACAGATTACGCTCTCACCGCTTCTCGATCAGCCCCGGGGCCCTGGGACAGCAAAGGTATTAAAAGCC